CCAACTGTGACGATATCATCTACCACATAAGCTGTCGCTCCATCATATGCACCTCTAAATACTGGTTTAATTCTACCTAAATTTATTGTGGCCATAATTTTTTATTCCTTACTTTTTATCCCTTACGTTATATTTATAATAGTTTTCTATTCAAGTTAATTAAATTAATTAAGCAGCTGGCTGTAATGTTAATGTTAATTCACCATCACTGTTAATAGCAAAAACCAACCCTCTTTTTGCAATAAAACTGTCATCATATAAGTCTTTATAAGTTGCTGATGATTGTTCAGAAACATTTAAATCATCTACACCATTACTAAAATGAAGTATCAAATCTTCTAATTGATTACCTGTTCCATTAGTTTTTTTAAATCCATAAAATTCGGATTGTTCTAAAAATGTATTTGTAAAATCTGTTAAATTACTCATTTATTATTCAGCCTCATTAGCTGCTCTTGCGTCTTTTTCTGCTTGTAGTTGAGCTGCTGCTTCAGTAATATCATCAGCAATTCTCTTAGCGGCAGCGTCTTCTTCTGATAAACCTTCATAAAGCACATCAACTACTTTAGTAACTAAATTATAAGATAATCTCCAAGCCTCAATTCCATCAGGAGCAAGTGCTTTGATTCCTAGACCTTTTGAAACAAGTTCTTCACCTGAAACTGTAAATGGTGTAGCAGGCTCGCCGTTATTATTGAAATAGTATGTAGTAGCCATTATTTACCTCCGTAACTTGCGTCACCTTTGCCATATGAACCCCACCAATTGATTCCCATAAGCATTGGATAATTTGTTGTTTGAGTGCCTCCGTGTAGTCCTGTACGCATAGCGTCTAAACTACAAACACCAGTTCTGTTAGCGTAATCTCCACCTACTAGAGAATTATTATCTGGCATTGCACCTTCTCCAGAAGTACTTCCTTTATAAACTCTAGTATCTATAGTATGGTCTGTATCTTTTGGATCAAATGCAAAAGCGTATGTTTGCCAAACTTCACTATCGCAGTTATCACTCCAACCACCGTGAAATCCAGTACGTCCCCAAGCGACATAAGGATTAGCCCTGCCACTTTTTGTTTGATTTATATTAATAAATTTTCTAGGGTTTTCTAAACTCATTGCAAAAGCATTTATTCCTACACCATAGTGGTAATATGGAGAATAAATCATTCCCCAAGTTCCATCCCAAGTTGTTTGAAATTTTGTGTAATATTGGTGTCCATTAGTTGCACCATAAGATGTTGTTGTTGATCCTGCAAAGTCCATCCAAGTTTCAAATTGTCTGCTTGCACCAGTTATATCTACTCCTGTGCCTTTAACATTGCAATCAAATACTCCATATCTTTTACTGTTACTTTGTTTAAGTCCGAAACCAACCCAACCATTATTACCAACAACAACGCACCAATCTTTGTTATTTTGATTAGTCCAAGTGTCAGTAAAATATTCAGTTGAAGTTAAGTTATCAAAAAAATCTTTAATTCTAGTTGTACCTTCATTTAAACAAACAGAAGACTTGAAAATATGAATAGATTTTGAAGTATTTCCACTCTCGTCTCCAGAGTGAATCATAACTAACGTTTTAGTTTTTTCATTGTATCCAGTACCAGTTGAGTAATTAAGTGGAGAAGGATCAATTAAATGTGCAGTGTAAGTATAGTAGTCACAATTACAATCACTATTTCCCATAAATTCTCTCATAGTATGGCGTCTGTTAGTAAATGTTCGTCTAGGTCTAACTCCTTCAGGTAGAACCTGATTTAATTTTGTCCAACCAACTTGATACTCAAATGAAGATGTAAATTGGTGATAACTTTGCCACGTAACAAATCCATCCCTTGAAGCAGTGTAATGAAAACAATGTGGGTATTGGTCAATTTGGTATAAACTTTTTATATAATTAGTCCAAGAACTGTAACCTTCAGTAGTAAGGTTAGAATGGAAATCAGTACCGTGGTCTTTCATATTATAAGCGTGAGAAGCATCCGCTAATATTCCAAATCTATAATTTGTTGTAGTACCATCAACGGCACCCCAAGGTGATCCTGTAACTCTAAAATTAGAATCAAAAACTCGGAATTGCATTTGAGTATTAGCATCCGAAGAGCCTCCCCACATTCCAAATAATGGTAGTCCTTCTTTTCGGGGATCAGTTGTTGTACTGCCACCTAAAATTTTTGATAAATTACTCATTAATTTTTATTCCTTCTTTTATTTTTTTCATAACTTATTCTGCTTCCCCAGCGGCTAAATCAGCTGTTAGTTTTTCTTTATCTGTAACTACTTGAGCAGCAGCGTCTGTTGTTCTTTGTGCAAGAGCGCCTGCTTCATCTTGACCTTCAGCGTACACAACTACTGCTTTAGCAGCCGTGTCATAAGATAATCTCCAAGATTCAATTCCATCAGGAACAGTAGCCTTGATTGCCATTCCTTTTTTCATAAGGTCTTCACCAGTCACCTCAAATGATGTACAAGGTTCACCAGTGTTTGTAAAATAGTATATTGCCATTATTTATTTACCTCCAAAACTTGCGTCAGCAGATTCGTATTTGCCCCACCAATTAAGACCTATAAGCACTGGATAACAAGTTGAATGAAAACCACCAGTTAGCTGTGTATAGCAATTGGCTATACTGCAACTTCCAGTTTTGTTAGTATATGTTCCACCTACGTGGGAATTATTATCTGGCATAGTTGCTTCTCCAGAAGTACTACCCATATAAACTGTAGTATCTACAGTATGGTCAGAATCCGTTGGATCAAATGAAAACCCATATGTTGCCCAAGATGTACTATCAGTATTAGCAGCATTTCCACCGTGAAATCCAGTACGTCCCCAAGCTGTATAAGGATTTGGATAATCAGATTTTGTTTGATTTATAGAAATAAATTTACGTGGGTTTTCTAAACTCATTGCAAAAGCATTTATTCCTGGACCATAGTAGTAGTAAGGAGAAAAAATCATTCCCCAAGTTCCGTCCCAAGTTGTGTTAAATCTTGTGTAATATTGGTTTCCATTAGCAGCACCATAAGATGTAGTTGTTGAACCTGCAAAGTCTTGCCAATCAAGGTATCGTCTGCTTGCACCAGTTATATCAACTCCTACGCCTTTAACATTGCAATCAAATGCACAATATTTTTTAGTGTTACCATTTTTAGCACCAAAACCAACCCAACCATTATTACCAACAACAGTACACCAATTTTTGTTATTATCTAAAGACCAAGAATCGGTAAAGTATTCAGTAGATTCCAAGTTATCAAAATAATCTTTAATTTTATCTACTAAATTTAAATCTTTAGAAGATTTGAAAATATGAACAGTCTTAGCGGAATTATCACCTTCGTTAGCAGAATGGACCATCACCAACATTTTATTTTTTTCGTTGTATCCAGTACTGACACAATAATCGTTATCAGTATTAAGTAAGTGAGATTCATATTGATAAAAATCCATTGATGGTAAAGAATTGTTTCCAGATTTTTCCCTCATTGAATAACGTCTATTACAGAACATACGTCTAGGTCTACAACCTTCAGGTAAAACCATATTTAATTTTGTCCAACCTACTGTATATTCAAAAGAAGAAGTTATTTGGTGGTAACTTTGCCAAGAACAGTGTCCATTTCTTGAAGCGGAATAGTAAAAAGCGTGTGGGTATTGGTCTATTTGGTAAGTACTTTTACAATAATTTGTCCAAGAAGTGTAAGATTCAGTAGTATGATTTGAATTAAAATCAGTACCGTGGTCATTCATAGAATAAGCGTGACTAGCGTCTCCCATTATCCCATATCTATAATTTGATGTAGTACTAGTAGATCCACCCCAAGGTGACCCTACATTTCTAAAACCAGAATCAAAAATTCTAAAATTAACATTATGATTACCGCCACTTTCTTGTCCCCATAAACCGAACAATGGCAGTCCTTCTTTTCGTGGATCAGTTGTTGAGCTGCCCCCTAAAATTTTTGATAAATTACTCATTAATATTCTATCCTTTTTATACTATTTATAATATTTATCTGTTAATAATTATGCTACTTCTATTATTTTCCAACCATTAGTATCGCCAGTAAACAAAACACCAAACCCAGCGTGATTTGTGTCCACTGTCATATCTTCTGCTAAATTCATAATATCTTTACCATTTCTAGCAACAGTTAAATTATTTGTTGCAAATGTTCCATTTACATCTTGAAATCTAATTTGGTCTCCTACTAATGGAGTAGCTGGTAAAGTAGCTGTTACAGCAACACTAGATGTATCTACCATAACTCTATCATTAGCAGCAGCGTTAAAACTTGCAGTTTCCGTAGACCAAGGATTACCTGCACCTAACGTCATCCATTGTGATCCATTATAACCTTCAAAACCTGTTAAAGATGTATTATATCTTAATCCACCATCTGTTGGTGACCCTGGTCTTTGAGCTGTTGTTCCTACTGGTGGTACAAACTGACCTGTACTAGTTGTAGCATCCCAAGTAACATCTGTTCCATCAGACGTTAATAAAGCTCCTGCAGGAGCAAGTGGTAATCTGTTTTGTTGTGAAGAGTCTCTAATTATAATATCACCTCTAGTAGTTAATACAGCAGCTGAATCTCCTTGTGATAATATATCCCACCTAGCAGCGTCTGTTCCTGGAGTAACACCTGTAACTCTATCTTGAAGTTGTACATAAGCAGTTGAAGCATAACTAACAGTATCACCTATTAAGTAAGATGTACCAGCATTATAAGTGCCTCTATAATTAAAACCTTCAAGGTTTAATGTCCAATGAGATGAGTTAGTAGTTCCGTCTGTATTTGCTGGATATTCGTTGATGTTATTTGATTGAGATACATAATTATTACCGCCATATTGAACAGTATCTCCAGTTTTATATGATGTTCCGTGTGAATATGTTCCTAATGCTTTAAAACCTGTTGTTATAACATCCCAAAAAGTATCGTCTGTTGGTGTATTACCAGCTGAAGCAGTAACATTAATATAAACATAAGTGTAACCACCGTAGGTTACTACATCACCATTTTGGTAAGTTGTTCCAGCGTTATAACTATCTTCCCATTGCAAACCTTCAGAATATACATTAAATTTTGTTTCGTCAAATGTAGCTGTTGCTGTGTGTTCTGTTATAGTTTTATATTGATATGAACCATACTTAACAACATCATTTAATTTATATAATGTTGAAGCTACCCAATCCCCTAAAAAATCTAAACCATCTGTATATAATTCAAAATTACTTTGATTTAAACCGCCAGATGAAGCGGATGTGTGAGCTACAGTAGTACGGTATTGTCTACCGCCATATTTAACAACATCATTTATTTTATAAACAATATCAAATGCCCAAGCACCTTTAAAGAAAAGTCCTTCAGTATGTATGTTCCATTTAACAGCTGATAAATCTGTATTAAAACCTGCATTTGTAGCTTGTGATGTATGGTTCTCTACACAAACATAGATATTACCACCATACTTAGCAATATCATCTATGACGTAAGCAGTACTTACACCCCAATCACCTCTCCATTTAAATTTAAGTCTACCTAATTTGAAATCTGCCATTTGTTAATCCGTTTTCCTATATTTATATACCATCTTGATAAGTTGATGAATTTACACTCGCCGTTGTACTTTCAAAAGAGCCAAAATCGTCACTTGTTGAATCTTGATTAGCTGTATGATTTACTCTCTTTACCAACTCTCCAATACTATTTATAAGGTAAGTAGTTGTGGTATTTGCGTCAAATACAAATTGTTGAAAAATATCTGAATCATTATTATAAAATCTTTTTTTCAACTGTGCTATCTGTATATTGCATCCACTCGCTGGAGCAAACATAAAGGTTAATATTGTTCCATCTACCGTATAATCTAAATTTCCATCGCTTCTTACACCATTACAAACCACATATAATCTATGTCCAAGAGTACCCATATTTGCGTTTAATGTGAAAGCTATTGTAGAACCATCACCAACAAATTGGTGACAATTATATATTTCCACTCTTTCTTCAACATAATCTGTACCATCTTTTGGTACTGCATCCGATTTTCCTTCTTCCACATATGATGAAAAACATATTTCACCAGTTTCATTAGGGTTAACAGATGTTAAATAAAGCATACCTTCTTGTGTTCTACGAAGGCCATTAAATTTTTGTTCTTGTGGATTTATATTATGTTTAATTGAAATTCCCATTAACTTATCTCCAGTACACTAGCATATACTTCTAAATCAGTTGTTGATGAATCTGGTAATGGATGTGCCACTACTCTTAATATATCATTTGATTCTAAATTTATAGGTTTATCTAAAACTAAAGTATTATTAGGTGGTATTTGTGCTTTGTTAGCAACATATCTAAATGTAGTTCCACCATCTACTGTAACTTTTACATCTACAAAACCATTATTAGAATCTGATTTATTAGTTATATATACTGCGTGAATAACTGCTTGTCCAGCACCACCAGCTGTATATAAATTTGCAGCTGAAGTATCAGCAAAACCAAGTGCCATACCTGCATTTTTAAATAAACTAGCCATTCTATCCTCCGAAAACTATTCCATATGCTAAAGCGTCACCATCACTAGCAAGAGCGTCTCCACCTGGTAAACCATCTATTGTTAAATTGCCAGATGTTATAGCTGTACCTGTTACGTCAGGTAATGTAATAATATTATCTGCTGTTGGTTCTGCTACTGTTAATTCAGTTTCAAATGCATTTGCTACATCTCCTTCAAATATAAATTGTGACCCATTCATAGTAATATCTTTATCAGTTATAGCTTGATTATTTGTAACTTCTTGTAATGTTATTCCACCTACACCACCAATTTCTTTAATATTACCTGCACTTGTTTTTGAATAAAATTTACCATCGTGTATATTAACAGCTAATTCTCCAACGTCTATAACACCTAATGATGGAATACGTGTTGCTACTTCTGTACGTAATGGTTTAATTCGTGTTGTCATTATTTTCTTCTATTTAATTTAGCTTTAAATTTAATTTTATTAATTAATTTTGTCTTTGTAAGTCTTCTATCTAATTCTATTCCTATTTTTCTTCCAATTTTTTCTAATTCTTTTTTAGTTTTGTCTTTTAAATCTCTAACAACAATTGTTTTTAATTTCTTTTCTTCTACTACAAATGAATCTACAAACTTATCCCAAGATTTACTAATCCATTCAAACATTAGAAAGTTCCACCATCTACTGTAGAAACTTCAACATCACCAGAGGTAACTGTAAAGTTATCAGTAGAAAAAGACGCAACTCCTATATTTGATGTACTTGCTAATTCACCAACAATTTGTAATGTGTTACCAGTAGCAACAGTATTAATTCCTTCACCTGCTAAAAATTCTAAAACACCACCAACTCTTACGGATCCTTGTGTTGAAGATTCGTCTGCAAAATATAAAGGGTCAGAAAGTTTATCACTTGCAATTGAACCTGCTAACATAGTATTTGTTATACCTAATGCTTTAACTCTTAATGCGTCACCTGAAACTTCAACTGAAGCTCCATCAACTTCTACATCTATTGTATTACCAGATTTTGTTAAAGCGGCACCTGCAGTAATTTGACCTGCACCAGAAAATTGAGAAACATCTAAATCAGTTGTTCCAAATGTTGGAGAACCTGTATGTGTAAATGTATACCCATTATTTGCATTTGAAGTTCCTTCTTCTACAAATACGAATGCACCCCCACTTAATTCAGCTGGTTGGTCTTCTGGAGTTGCTCTTGTTAATACAAATTCAGTTGATCCATCACCAACAGTTGTAACTGCGTAAATACCATTTTCGGTTGCGTCTGTTTGGTCTTTAACTAAAACTCTATCGTTAACATTTACTGCTACATCATCAAGTGATAATGCACCGACAATACTTGCTGTTAATGTTGCACCTACACCTAATGTTCCATTATTATAAGTTGCTGATAAATCAGCAGTTGTTCCAACTCTACAAGATGGTTTAGTATCTAAACCTTGAGCAACTTGGTCAACATATGCTTTATTTGCAAGTGATTGATTTTGAAATCCTGCTCTATCTTCATATCCACTAGGAACAATTATTGAACCTGTTCCGTG